ACCAAGGTAGCATTGCTGACGGTAGTATTATGGACTTCCTTGAGTATATGTGTCTTAGTGGGGCTAAGTATCTTTTCGTTGACCACATTACAATTCTGGCTTCAGAAGGCGCAGAAGGACTTACTGGAAATGAAGCTATCGATAAAATAATGAATGACCTGTTACGTCTTGTTAAGAAGCACAACGTGTGGATTGGCTTGATTAGTCACCTAAGAAAGACCGATAACAAGGGCAGGTCCTTTGAAGAAGGTAAGCTGCCATCTATGGATGATATCCGTGGCTCAGGCTCAATCAAACAAATAAGTATGGACATCATTGCGTTTGCTCGTAATGTTGGTAGTGGCGATGAACTTGAAAGAAACACGATTAAAACAAAAGTTCTCAAATGTCGTTATACTGGTCTTACAGGCCCGTCAGGAACACTGTCATATGACTTCTCAACTGGAAGACTCAATAAGGGGTCAAACTTCTACGAAGAAGACGAAAATAGCAAGAAGTCAGGACAATTCCAGAGGGTTTAAACATGAATGAACAAGAATGTGTTTTATTAAGCATTATCCTCAATATGGCTATGGAAGGGAGGGCTGATTTAACCAGCCTACACCCTGCCTTGGCTCAGTTTATTGAAGGGACAGTAGAAGAATATTATGAAGATGAAGAGGGAGGAGACCTCTTGTATAACTTCGCTATGGAAGTACTCAAACCTGCACACAAAAGGATGTATCACTAATGGACGCTAATTTAAAAAGGGCCGAGGCCCACTATAATAACTTTGTTAAGGTTGTTATAAAGACCGAAGAACATTTAGAAGTATACCTCAAGGCAACCACAAAGTTCACTGAAGAAGAAATGGATGCTATTCGGGACTACTTTGAAATTGACCATGAAGACTACTATGATGACTACAGCGCTGAAGACGACTGTGACTGCGATGGTGGTGAAGACTGCATCTGTGAAATTGAAGAAGTAATAACAGACGCACCTGCGCTAGACGACATGACTAAGCTAGAACTTGAAGCGCTGGCCATCCAAGAGTTTGGTGTAGACGTTGACCGCAGGTTAAACAAACTAAAAATAATTGAACAAATAAAAGAATTGTCAAAGGAATAAGAACTATGAACGCTTACGAATCCTTTATCCACTTGTCACGCTACTCCCGTTTTCTAGAGACCCTTGGTCGTCGTGAAACGTGGGACGAGACTGTAGGACGCTTAATAGGTTTCTGGAAATCAACCGTTAGTCACAATGTAATTACTGACGATGAATTCGAACAACTAAAGTCTGCTGTACTCAACCGTGAAGTAATGCCATCCATGAGAGCCTTATGGGCTGCTGGTGAGGCGCTAACCAAGAACCCCTTCCGGGGGTACAACTGTAGCTTTACCGCTGTGGACCACATCCGTGTGTTTGACGAGATTCTTTATATCTTGATGTCAGGCACGGGTGTTGGTTTCTCAGCCGAGGGCAAATACGTAGGCGGCTTGCCTATCATTAATGATTCTTTTAACCACTCAGAACGTACTATATCCATTGAGGACTCTGCTGAAGGTTGGGCCAAGGCTCTCCGTAAGTTGATTGCTGAATTGTATCTGGGTAACACACACAGCTGGGACTTCTCTAAGATTCGCCCTGAAGGCGCACGTCTCAAGACTATGGGTGGTCGCGCTTCAGGCCCGGCCCCTCTACAAGACCTAATGACTTTCTGCACAGTAACCTTTAAGAAGGCTGCTGGTCGTAAGTTAACATCACAAGAAGTACATGATATTGTATGTAAGATTGCTGAAGTAGTAGTCGTTGGTGGTGTACGCCGTTCAGCCTTAATCTCCTTGTCAGACCTTGGAGACCCTGAAGTGCGTGATTGTAAGTCTGGTACTTGGTGGGAAACCGCCGCTTACCGTGCCTTAGCTAACAACTCTGCTGCCTATGAGCAAAAGCCTTCTATGACAGTATTTATGGAAGAGTGGATTGCTCTTATGAAGTCAGGCTCTGGTGAGCGTGGTATCTTTAACCGTGCTGGCGCAAAAGCCTTAGCACCTGAACGCCGTAAATCTGAACTACTTGTTGGGACCAACCCCTGCGCTGAGATTCAGTTACGTTCCAATCAGCTATGTAATCTCTCAGAGGTTGTAGCTAGAGTGGACGACACTGAGGAAGACCTTAAGCGTAAAATTGGCCTTGCTACCATCTTAGGTACACTGCAGGCATCCCTTACTGAATTCAAGTATGTTCGTAAGATATGGCAAAAGAACTGTGAAGAAGAGCGCCTACTAGGTGTGTCCTTGACAGGTATCCAAGACTGTAAGATTCTCCGTAACCCTGACCCAGCAATGCTAGAAAGACTGCGTGACTATGCAGGTATCGTCAATATCGAATACTCCACGAAGCTCGGAATCAACTCCGCAACTGCGATTACTACAATTAAGCCTAGCGGCACTGTCTCTCAGCTTGTTGACTCTAGCTCTGGTATTCATGGCCGCTTTAGCCCCTACTACATAAGGACTGTACGTCAGGCCAACAATGACCCACTAACAACGTTTATGAAAGATGCTGGTGTACCTAACGAACCAGACGCAATGAACCCTAACAAGACTACTATCTTCTCTTTCCCTATCAAGTCACCTGAAGGCGCGACTCTGGCTTCCGAGCAGACCGCAATCGAACAACTTGAGAACTGGATACTCTACCAGAAGCACTGGTCAGAACATTCTGTGAGTGTTACTGTCTATGTTAAGGAAGATGAGTGGATGACTGTTGGTGCATGGGTTTATGCAAACTTCGACTACATCACTGGTGTATCTTTCTTACCCTACTCTGAGCATACTTATGCCCAAGCACCGTATCAGCCTTGTACTAAGGTTGAGTTCTTAGCCGCTGTAGCCGCTATGCCAGACATCGATTTCACTGGCCTAGCTAACTATGAGTCTGAGGACAATACCGAGGGAAGCCAAACTCTAGCCTGTCAAGGTGGAGCTTGTGAAATCCTCTGAGGCAATATCATCACCTTGTGTGTTGAAATGTAAAATTCAGGATGACCATTGCTCAGGCTGTGGTCGTCTTGTAAGGGATGTCAGACTCTGGTCTACTTACTCTGAGAATAAACGAATTCAAATAATGAAGGAGATTAAATATGTCAAATAAAATTGCCAAGCTAATAGGATATGCAATAGGTATGACATTTCGGGCTGCACTATTCGTGGCCTGTGTCTACTGGTCTATTGAGCTAATCGAATACTTAAACGGAGGTTCACTATAATGCCTTATATCAATAAAGAGGACCGTGAGCCAATCAACAGCAGTTCCGGCAGCTTTGTCCCTCGCGATGGCGCGGAACTACAGTATGCCATTGCTCGCCTAATCAACTTACATTACAGCTATGTTGAGGCCACCTCAGTATTCGGTATACGCTATCGTCACATGGAGTCTATAATGGGTGCCTTATCTGGTGCCACTATTGAGCATTACCGTTGTGTCGTAGCACCTTATGAAGATGATAAAATAGAAGAAAACGGTGGAGTATACAATGTCAAATGTGGTGAGCCTTACTGATAAAAGAAACAAAGCTTTAGCGGCAATAAAGGAAGAGACACCAACCCTCCTACAACCATCCCGTGTAAATCTAGTCTGGGACGGGGTTAGTCCATCAACAGCAAGTGAAGACCTTAACTGGGCATCAGATGCTGTACTTGGTGCATTGCAAGACAACTTCGATGAGGGTGTGTGCATAGGCATACTAGGAAATAAGGTCCAAGTCTCTTCCACTATGGAGGATGTAGACCAAGTAATCTGGTTATTGGAGGAAGCTCTCCAAGACTTATATAAAGAGTATCCTGAAGGGGAAGTAGAATGACATTTAGAGAAGTAATGAAGCGCCTAGGTATTTGGTCTTGCGCACAGCGTGACACCTATGAAGTCTTGGCGGGTATGACTGATGCACAACTTAAAGACATCGGCTTATGCCGTGGTGATATAATGAGATTAGTAGAAGAAGCAGAGGATAAATAAATGACAGATTCAATAGAAATTTCAGAAGAAGAATTCTCAGAGGCATTCGGAGATATGGACGTTATGATGGAGGATGCCTTCGAAGAAATGATGTCAGAGTACAGTATGGATGTTGAAGGAAGCATCGAGGACATGTTGTTCGAGTTCTTCTCAAGTGGCTTTATAGCTGCTACGGTCTTACTTTCAGACGAGGAAGAGGACTAGTAATGGGCGGCCTTAAGCCTCATACGGGCCTGTACTTGGTCATAGGAAGGAAGAGTTGTGCTTATTGTGATAAGGCAAAAGCACTGCTAGACTCTAAGGGTATAGCCTACGTGTACGTTGACATCACTTCTGGTGACTTGCTCACCGATGCCACTTGGAAACACTTCCTTGTGGATGACCTAAAAGCAGCAACAGTGCCACAAATATTCAGCTTAACGGGTGGCTACGATGAACTCTGTTATGCTGTGGAGTATTTATCAAAGGAGACTGGCCTTGACCAACACTGTGAAAGCTAAACCGGGAAGACCTAAAGGTTCTTCTGATAAACCCAAGGTAACTAAGATTAAGCTTAAGCCTAGTCCTACTACCGCTAAGGAGGACTTCAAGAAGACCTACAAAGACCTAGACGTGATTGCTATCTATGGTGTTGACAGTTTCACAGAGGAACTTATCAAATACCTATGGAAAGACATCTCTAAAGAGTTTGTTGTAACAGACCCTGTTGAGCAAAAGTCTGCTAACATGACTAGGTCTATCGGGAACCTACCCTACTCTATGTACCGCTATATGCAAGTACAACATGTGGGGTTTATCGAAGAAGGTTACTATGGCGTTGTTGTAGTAGCAGAAGACTACTGGGATGAGGTATCCGCTCTACCTAACCCTCACGAAGTTCAACTTGTTTGTCTATCACACTGGGAGAAGTAACATGAAAGAAGTGTTCTATACTAAGGATAACACCAAGAATGAAATGCTTGTTACTGTTGTATACACCGATTGGCGTTACAACTTAACCACAGGTCATCTACACGATTCTGTTATGGTCGATTATAACGGAGAGAACTATACCCTACTATGGAACCCAGTCTTCTCTTACTACGAGGGAAAAGTGGATGAGCTTGATGGCTTCATGGTTTAGTACTACCTACTAGATAACTCCCAACCCCCTTACTTCTGTCCTTCGGGATGGTTGTAGGAGGGTTGGGGGTAACTACTTATTTTTTTTTTTGCCACTAGAGCGATAACTGCTAGTGATATTGCTCCTTATTATAGGGGACCCGTAAGAGACTTATGTTTATATCAGGAAATAAATACTTGACCCTTATGATAGACCCCACTTGGGAAGGGGGATTATGGGGGTAGGGTAATAAACCTTATTCCAGAACATAACCGCAAACAAAACTAAGAACATAAGTGTGTTTGTGTTTGTATTACATAAGAGATAAGGGCTTTAAAAACCCTTTCTTCTAAATGTTCTTAAGTTACGTAACAATACAGGGGTGAGCGGAAGGTGTCCGTCACGAGCTTCCAAAACTTATTGACAGAGTTCGATTCTCTGCACCTTTGCCACTTTAAGACCACTTTGTGACTATAATAGTAATCCTTTTCTGAGACTTATATTTTAATGTTTATAAGTTTATGATAAGAATTACTTTTTAACGCTAATTTAAACTGTACGAAACAGTATCACTTTTCCAGAACCTCAAAGGAGGAAATCAAATGAGCAATCGCGGTAAAAATCTCGTAGG